CTGGGAATACTTCTGTTTCCTCAATGGTCTACCCTATGGTTACTTTAGGGAAGCAGCATGATTCTCGCTAAAGAGATCACTGTCTGGTCTACAGACTTTCAACCAAATCATACATATCTAATGAATGATTCGATGGATAAAATCATTGGGTATTTCAAATGGAACAATCCAAAAGACTTTACGAAGTTTAAGAATCCTCTAAGATTCGATACTCGTTATCGCAAATTCAAAATCCTCCAGCGTTATGAAGACAAAACAAATGCCAAGCGATGGAAGATTAATGGCAGTAAAGACCATGTGTATTATGTAGAAGAAACCGACAATGGAATGTCATGCACATGCATCGGTCACAAATATCATGGCAAGTGTAAACATATTGAACAGGTGAAGAATGAACATCAATAAATTTTTAGATAGTCTAGCTGCGAATGCCTCACGCAATTTCAAGATCGACCAATTAAACGCACAGAGCGATAACGAAACTCTGCGTGAGGTCATTCGTTTGGCTCTCGACCCATTTACGCAATTCTATCAGCGTAAGATCCCTCAGTATGTTACTGATTCTAAACAAACCTCTTTGGAGAATGCACTTGGAGCACTTTATGATTTATCTTCTCGCACTGTTACAGGTAATGCAGCAATCGAATATCTACGCATGTTGCTCGCATCTTTATCACCAGATGATGCTAAAGTTATCGAACGAATCATTCAGAAAGATCTGAAATGTGGTGTTGATGTATCCACTGCCAATAAAGTTTGGAGTGGATTGATTGCAGAGTATCCATGTATGTTATGCAGTCCATTCGAACAGAAGTTGGTTGACAAGATTAAGTTCCCAGCCTATGCTCAGATGAAGATGGATGGTATGCGATTCAATGCCATTGTTCGTGATGGTAAGGTAGAATTTCGTAGCAGAAATGGTAAACAGATTCATCTGTTGGGCAATCTGGAACAAGAATTTGCTACACTGGCAGGGAATATCGATTGTGTCTTTGATGGTGAGTTGTTGGTTATGCTTGAGGGTGATCATCAGTTTGCAGATCGTCAGACAGGTAATGGTATCCTTAACAAAGCAAACAAGGGTACAATTTCTGCTGAAGAAGCATCGATGGTACACGCATCTGTTTGGGATTTAATTCCGTATGTGATGTTTGAAGCAGGACAATGTTCAACTCCATACTCAAAACGATTCTCGACTTTGGAACAGATTGTAAACAATCAGAAGTCAGATGGTAAAAAGATATGGACAGTATCATCTACAATTGTAGAAACAATAGAACAAGCACAAGAGATCTTCCAAGAATACTTGTCTCTTGGTTACGAAGGTATCATCCTCAAAGATGGTAATGGTATCTGGGAAGACAAACGAAGCAAGACTCAGATTAAATTCAAAGGTGAATTGGAATGCGATCTGAAGATTGTTGCAGTTGAAGAAGGTAAAGGTAAGGCTACAGGAATGCTTGGTGCAATTATCTGCGAGTCTGCAGATGGGATTGTAAAGGTAAATGTAGGATCTGGTTTCAATGATGCACAACGAAAGCAATATTGGAAAGAAAATTTAGTTGACAAAATCGTGGCAGTGAAGTATAATGCTAGAATCAAAAACAAACAAGGTGAAGAGAGTCTGTTCCTACCTGTCTTTGTAGAAATCCGTGACGACAAAGATGTTGCAGATTCTTCAAAAATTATTAAATGATACTCGAAAGCACATTAAAACCAAAAAGATTTTTTGATGTTAAATCAAAACAGGATATGAGTCTTGTAAAAAGATTCATCAAAGACCAGACATGGGGAACTGAAGGATGTCCATTTTATCTTGAGTTTCCTTACACAACAATTCCAGATATGGTTAAAGACAAAGTCATACATCATACACTGGGAATAAAATTCAATAGATTCCATCATGTATTTGGAGAACAAAATGAAAGTAGTAATTAATAGATGTTTTGGTGGGTTCGGTATCTCAAATTTAGCATTTGAGAAATTACTTGAACGCAAGGGTATTGCATTTGATAAAGTGCCTGCCAAATATCCAATTCGTGGAAATGACTCAGACTATTACAAAGCTGGTAGTCCACAATCTGATGCGACATACCTAAGTGAGTATGAGTTCTATGAACAACGCAATGATCCAGATTTGATTGCAGTGATTGAAGAGTTGGGTAAAGATTCATGGGGTTGGGCATCAGAACTGGCAATCTTGGATATTCCAGATGATGTTGAATGGCATATCAGTGAATACGATGGACTTGAACATGTAGCAGAAAATCATAGGACTTGGTCATGAGGAAAGAATTAGACGAAGCACTCTGTGCAAAGTATCCGCTGATCTTTAGAGATCGTCATGCGAATATGCAAACCACAGCCATGTGTTGGGGATTTGAATGCGGTGATGGTTGGTATAACATCATCGATGTTCTTTGTGGACTATTGACTTCTGAATATCGTGGTGCGAAAAGTCAATACGAATACATTAAAGATAAAGTGAATCAACCAACATATGGTTTTAAAGATAATGGTGACCCTGTTGGTAAAATTATCACTCAAGAACTGATTGATGAACGTAAAGCAAAGATGGAAGAAGAAGAATTGAAAGTTCCAGTTGCTTCTCAGGTTAAAGAAAAGTTCGGTGGACTAAGATTCTATGTTCATGGTGCAACTGATACACATTACAAGTATATCACCTTTGCGGAGAGTATGAGTTATCGTACATGCGAAGAATGCGGTGCTCCAGGAAAAACATATACTGATGGTTGGCATACTACTCTGTGTGATATTCATGCAGCAATGGCTGGTCGTGAAGAAGAATATGAGTATGAGGAGAATGAATAATGTTTTATGGTAAAGATTCTATTGAGGAAAACTTTTCTCTTGTTTTAAAGAAACTTGATGAACAAGAATTGTTTCTGTTTGAACCAATGCCAAGTTACAAATTAAACGAAAGATGGACTGATGAATTTCGTATTCGTGATGGTCATACTAAACTTGCTGATGGTTCATGGGTAACTATTCATAAATTAACTACATATGTTGAGTCCCTAAAGAAAAGTACTACAGAATTATACGAACACTATCAAGAAACTCTTAGTCAGTTGAATATGGTGAGACAACAAAAGCGTGAGATGGAATTTGGTCTGCGTACTGCGCAGAAATCTTTGGATAAAGCACTAGCAATGAAAGGTGATAGAGATGAGTAAAGAATATATTGAGATGTTAAAACAAGAACGACAGGTTCTACTTGATCGTTACGATCCTTACAATGAGGGTACTGGTCATTTCAATACTGCTGTTAGCGTATTGACTGCTCGTATTGAAGAGTTGGAAACTCCATCTAAAATCAAAGAAGGTTCAGTGTGGGTATTGGTTGAAGCAATTCAATCATATCGTATGCGTTACATGATTGAAGCACCAGCAACTAATCCAGAGTATGCCATGGATGATGTTACCTGTGAAGATGCTAAAGAGTTTTCTCAATTGGCATTATCAGAAGTGATTACATCGCATCGTGTTGTTTCTGAAGAAGAAGCATTGATTCTTTGTGACATTGATAATGATTACACTAATGGTTGGACTAAAGAGCAAAAGATTAATGCATTCTTCACTAAAGAAGGTGAAGGTCGGGGATTCTAATGTTTATGTTTGATGTAGAAACGCTGGGAGTAGAATCAACTTGTGTGATTCTCTCTGCAGCTATGGTTCATTTTGATCCAGAAAAGCGACCAACATATCAAGACTTGTTGGACAATTCATGTTTCGTAAAGTTTGATGTGAAGGAACAACTACAACTTGGAAGAACATCATCCAAGGGCACACTTGATTGGTGGAAAGGTCAACACGAATATGTTCGTAAGGTTTCTTTGGATCCATCTCGTGAAGATATGACTGTCGAAAATGGCTTGAATGCATTCTATAACTACATGAGTAAGTTTGCAAATGCTGATAAACAAACAATGTGGGCACGAGGTTCACTTGATCAGATGGCGATTGATTCATTGGCAGTTAGAGTTGGCATGCAAGAAATTACAGGGTATAATGTATGGAGAGATGTCAGAACTGCAGTTGATATTCTCTACGGCACTACAAATGGATATGTAGATGTAGATCATCCTTTGTTTAAGCGACATGAAGTCATCAAACATCATCCTGTTCACGACTGTGCACTTGATGCAATGCAACTAATGTATGGAAAAATAACTTAATGGAATTTTACACAAGCGTCCATCCACTGGGCGATAAGATACTCGTTAGAGGGTACGATAAAGGAAGAGCATATCAGCGTAAGGTAGATTTCTACCCTACGCTTTTTGTCACTTCTAAGAAGCAATCTAAGTGGAAGACTTTGGATGATACATATGTTGATGAAGTAAAACCTGGAACGATTAAAGATACAAGAGAGTTTGTCAAACGCTACGAAGATGTAGAAGGTTTTGCTGTGTATGGTAATACCAATTACGCATATCAATATATCAGCGACACTTATCAAGACGATGTCAATTGGGACATGGAACAAATCAAAGTATTCACCATTGACATTGAGACTGCCACTGAGAATGGATTCCCAGATATCCGTAGTGCCAATGAAGAGATTCTTCTAATCACAATTAAGAATCTACAAACGAAAAACATTATCACCTTTGGCACTAAGCCATATGAAAACAAACGAGAAGATTGTCAGTATGTTTATTGTCGTGATGAACAACAACTACTAAAAGAGTTTATCATTTGGTGGCAACAGAACTATCCAGATTGTATCACTGGTTGGAATACAGACTTCTTTGATGTGCCATATCTTATCAAACGATTGGACAGAGAACTTGGTGATTCATTCTCCAAGAAAGTTAGTCCATGGGGTTACATCAATGAACGCAAGACATTCATTAAAGGCAACGAAGAACTTCACTATGACATTCTAGGTATTTCTCAACTAGACTATCTCGAACTTTATAAAAAATATACATATACAAAGCAGGAGTCTTATCGTCTGGATTATATCGCACAAGAAGAACTTGGTGATAAGAAGAAAGAGAATCCAGGAACAGACTTTAAAGATTTCTATACAAACTATTGGGATAAGTTTGTTGAATATAACATTCACGATGTGGAGTTAGTTGATCAACTCGAAGACAAGATGCGTTTGATTGAACTGCATCTGACTATGGCATACAATGCTAAGATTAATCCTGAAGATGTTTACTCACAAGTTCGTATGTGGGATACTATCATCTACAATCACCTGCGTAAGAAAGGTATTGTTATTCCAGCAAAGACTTCTTCAGGTAAAGATGCACAGTTCGAAGGTGCTTTCGTTAAAGATCCAATTATCGGTATGCATAAATGGGTAGCATCCTTTGACTTAAACAGTTTGTATCCGCACTTGATTATGCAATACAACATTAGTCCTGAGACCCTGACAAGTGAGAAACTCTCTGTCACAGTTGATAAATTGCTTAATCAAGAAGTGGATACATCTTATATTAAACGAAGAGATCTAACTCTGACTGCAAATGGATGGACATATCGTAAAGACATCAAAGGTTTTATGCCTGAGTTGATGGAGCATATGTATGTTAATCGCTCCAAGTTTAAAAAACAGATGTTGAAAGTTGAACAAGAATACCAAAACGATAAGACAAAGGTTCATCTATTAAAAGATATTTCTCGCCTAAACAATCTGCAGATGGCGATGAAGATTGCTTTGAACTCTGCTTATGGTGCGATGGGTAATCAATACTTCCGTTACTTTGATATTCGTATGGCTGAAGGTATTACCACTTCTGGTCAGTTATCCATTCGTTGGATGGCAAACAAACTCAATGCATTCCTCAACAAAACTCTCAAGACAGAGGGTAAAGATTTCGTCATTGCCATTGATACAGATTCGATCTATCTAACATTGGAAGATTTGATTGAGAAGGTTTGTGAAGGTAAAACTACTGAACAGAAAATCAAAACAATGGACAAGATCTGTGAAGAAGTTTTTCAACCATTTATTGATCAAGGATATGATGAACTTGCTGACTATATGAATGCGTATGGTCAGAAGATGCAAATGAAACGAGAAGTACTGGCTGACAAAGCAATCTGGACTGCCAAGAAACGATATGTTATTAATGTTCATAATTCGGAAGGAGTGCAATTTGCGAAACCTAAAATCAAAGTTATGGGTTTGGAGATGGTCAAGTCGTCTACACCTGCGGTTATTCGTGACAAACTTAGGGATTCGTTACAAGTTATTCTTGCTGGCGATCAAAAAGACCTACATACATATGTAACAGCATTTAAGAAAGAGTTCGATAAACTTCCAGTGCATGAAGTAGCATTTCCTCGTGGTGTGAATGGTATGAAACAGTATGCTGGTTCTCCGATTTATACAAAGGGAACACCAATTCATGTTCGTGGTGCGTTGCTCTACAATCATCACTGTAAGCGTATGGGACTAGATAAAAAGTATCAACCAATTCGTGATGGTGATAAGATTAAGTTTGTTTATGTTCGTACACCAAACCCTCTGCAAGAAGATGTGATTGCTTTTAGCCAGCATCTTCCAAAAGAGTTTGGACTGGAAGCATACATAGATTATGATAAACAATTTGAAAAAGTATTTCTCGATGCTCTACAGATTGTTATTCAACCACTAGGTTGGAAGACTCAAGAAGAAAGTTCATTGGAGGATTTCTTTGGCTAATATCAGAGTAATTAAAAAAGGAATAAATGTATCCAAGATACTGAAACAATTACATCAGTATCCAGAGGATTGGGGTGCTCAGAAAAACATTGATGGTGTAGGAGATCTTGTAGACGATTGCGGATTCCCTGCAGTTGAAGCAGGTGTTCTACAGTTAGTCATGGGAGTTGTCTCATCTAAAGATCAGTATGTGGGTGATAGTGAGATGTCTGCATCAACACCTGCATATAGTCATCATACAGAAATTTTTTCATTCTTAAAGAGACACTTCAAGAAATTTGATTGGTGT